AGAAATCAGAAATTTTTTTGTAAGAGGAGAGAGATGAGTTGAGATTTGTTGTATCTGCCATCAATACCGAGCAATTGTTTTAGATACCAGTTAGGGAATTGCTTGTAATACAGAGTGTAAAGAGTTTTTTTATCTAAAGGAGGAGGAGATTCGTAGACAAAAAGTTTACCAATCCTATCTAGTAAAGACATCTACCAGTAGAGAGATCATAGTGACGACAAATTGTGTTAGTGATAGAGGGGATGTAAGGGAGGGTGAGTTACAGTATGGTTAATCTCACCCAAGGCAAACTCCTTCCCCTGACTGGGCCACTTTGCAAGGCCGTTCTGTCAGGTAGCTAGCGAAGGAGTCAGACAGCCGATTTGGGGGAGAAGCAACTGTCTTAAATGAATTTTAACGATGATGGCAAGGAGGGCTTTGTAATGGTGCATCAACAAGACCTACATGCCGCAATGGCTGCAATCAACAGCCGCAAATTAGAGCTAAGGGACATGGCCGTATTTATGGGTTTAATGTCTGAAGTGAATTGGCGAAGTGGTAAGGCAAGAATTACTGCGAAAGCCTTAGCAGAGAAGTTAGGCATCAAACTTCCTGTATGTGTTAGTTCACTTAAGAGACTGAGAACAGAGTTATTAGTTTCAAGAGTGAAGGATTCAAGAACAGGAGAGATGTATTTCCTGTTGAATCCATACATAGCTTCTGTAGGTGGCCCACAAAAACGGGGACATTTGTGGCAGCAATTCAAGGAATCACTCGATTGCGATGAGAACTAAAGGTATTAATGTGATGGAAGCATTATTAAAAGCATGGTCTACGTTTCAAATTCAGAACGAATGCAGCTTGGTCTACAGAACTACGGAAGTGATGTACCTGCCGCAGTGTATGAAAATGCAAAGAAAGGACTCAAGCCAGCCCCTAAGAAAAAAGAAGCGAAGAAGGAAGAGGCAGAGTAATGTGATGTTGCCAACCCAGGTGGTGCTGGGGGGTTCGCCGACTCAGTTCGGTGGTTGTTGTAAGAATCCTCCTCATCTGCGTGGGCGAGGAGGGTTCTTCTTATGAAATGGGAACCCTTACAGGAAGATTTTCATCCGTTTCCTAATTTCCTTTGTTATCTGTTGAGGGAATTGGGATTAGCAGATACTCCGACGTTGAGGCAATTATCTGTTGCGGATTGGTTAGAGAACGGGCCTGATCGTTGTATTACTACTGCGTATCGAGGATTAGGTAAGTCATTTGAATCGGGTGCTTACGCACTTTGGCGATTAAGACATGACCCGTTCACTGAGAAAGTATTGATTCCTGCTGCTACTGCAGAGAAAGCAGAGGAAGTTGCGACCTTTATGGCGCGATGTATAAGGGACGTTGATATTTTGCGTTGCTTAGAACCTAGAGCTGATGGGCGTTCATCGTTTAAAGCTTTTGATGTTGGGCCTGCTGTTATAGATCAGAGTCCAAGTGTGAGAACTGTTGGAATATTGAGTCCATCATTGACAGGAAAGCGTTGTACTTTGGCGCTTCCTGATGATATTGAGACTTTAAATAATTCAATTACACCGTTAAAGCAGGAAAGATTGGCGCAAGCCGTGACAGAACTTGAGGCAATCATCAAACCAGACGATCCTGACTTTGATTCAGAAGCGCCGAGGGATTACAGCAAGGCAGGAGAGCAGCAAATTTTCCCAAGACAGATCAGATATCTAGGAACACCACACCTTGAATCAAGTTTGTATTTAAGACTTGTAAGGGAGAGACATTATGCGATCAGATTCTGGCCTGCTCGATTCCCCAATCCAAGCGAAGAGGAGGAGTGGGATTGTTATGAAGGTCATCTTGCGCCCGACATAGCAAGGCCTGTCAAAGAAAACCCAGCAATAGCGGGAGAGCCAACGGATCCCGAACGATTTGGTCATGAAGAATTACTGAAAAGAGAAATAAGGATGACAAGATCTGCAGTTCAATTGCAGTTTCAACTGAATTGTCGCCTAAGTACTCTTGATAAGTACCCAATTCGGTTGGGTGACTTAATGATTATGGATTTAGATGGAAAAGCTTTGCCAGAAGTTGTAATTTGGTCGGCCTCTCCAGAAAATCGAGTAACAGATTTGATATGTGTAGGGATGGGTGCTGATCGTTATTATCATCGACCAGCAATGATTAATGGTTGGATACCACAAAAAGAAACGTGGCGTTGTGTGTTAGCTATTGACCCTTCAGGTCGTGGTTCAGATGAACTCGCATGGGCTGTAATTGCAGAGCTTAATGGTAATTTATTCCTGCTTGAAAGCGGTGGTACGACTAAAGGGTATGAGAAAGAAGTTTTAACGATGTTAGCAAAGAAAGCTAAACGTTGGAACGTTAATTATTGCGTGGCAGAGAGTAACATGGGAGATGGAATGTTTACTGCATTGTTATCACCAGCAATGTCAAAGATACATCCGGTTTCTATAGAAGAAGTAAGAGTTAATCAACAGAAAGAGAGAAGAATTGTTGACACTTTAGCCCCGCTAATTCAACAACATAGATTGGTAGTGAGCGCAGATGTAGTTAGAAATGATTATTTAACAGCTGAGCGAGATCCTGAGAACGGACATCAACGTTCATTAATGATGCAGCTTTCGAGAATTACGGTAGATCGTGGCAGCCTTACCTTTGATGACCGTATTGATGCGATGTCTTTAGGTGTGAAGTTCTTTATTGAAGCGGCTGAACAGGATCAGGAGAAACAACAGAAATTAAGACACGAAGAATTATTGGAGGAACAAAGACAAGCCTGGTTTGACGAGACAGGCTCTTGCATTGACGCATTAGCACTTGGCTGGAAACCGCAAGTAGGTCGTGCCTACGGAGGCGTCAAGCGCTAGCGATATTGTTTTCTAGCTTTTTACGAACTGCAGAGAAGTCACACTTGGCTGCCATTGCTGATTTGAGATGAGCAGTATCAGCTTCTGCCAAATTGGCACTGATATTGTTCTGCTTAAGCAATTGCAGAGCAACTCTGAGATCGTCATTGCTGACGGGTTTGTAGTTGCCGTCTTCATCTTGTGTGCCGTTCTTTATTCTTTCTCTAACCGAATGAATTAGATCGGAATGAAGAAGCTCTAGCTCGGTGATGTTATCAGCCATGCCAAAAGTTTAACTCAACCAAGGAGACCTCGCTTCCTTTCCATCCTTGCTACTTGTTTTTCTAATGCGTTGACTCTATGGAAGAGTTCTCTAATGTCTCTCTCCTTTCTTGAGCTGTTATTGCTTATAGCCACAACGACAGTTGTAGCAGCGACACCTATAAGAGCAGCCCAAATCTCTGTCATAAATGTAGTTTAGCGCTAATGTTTGTTCGTGTTTCTATTTATTTATGGACAACCAGCAGACTTCTCCTTCTCCATCTGAGGAGGAAACTAATAAGGAAGAAAAGAAAAAGAATGTACTAAATAAACTTCAGGAGATGACTCCTGATAAAGATGAACAGATCGCAATCATAGGCGTAGCAGTGCGTTTGGGCATTGTTGTGTGGTCTGGATTCTGCCTAACTTTGGCATACATAGATTTACCAGGATTCCCTAAACAGACCTTCGATCCGACCTTTATTGCTTCGATATTTACATCTACCCTCACTACTTTTGGCGTCCAGGCCGCTTCTAAAAAGGGCGGAAACGGTGTCAGCAAGGAGGATCTCGAGAAGATGATGTCTACAAATAAGGCCGCGGCTGGTGAACAAATAATCCGCGTACAAACCCCAATCAAGTTATCATCACCAGATGGAGAAATTACTCAAGTCATTGAGGCTCCTGTTCCTCCAAAACCAGAAGAGAAAGCATGAAGAAATTTTTATTCCCATTACTGCTTGGATTGGTGGCGGCGAACCCAGCTCATGCGGATATCAATCACTCCATAACCAGCAGTGTCCAACTAACAGTCAATGCAGCAGCCACTCAGGCTCAAAGGATCGGTTCAACGTTCTCAGTCAGTGGCTCTGGGGTCGATGTAACTGATGGGACGACAGCTGGGACGTTATCCGCTGGCACTATTAGCAGTGGAGTTTATTCGCCAGGAACTATTGCAGCCACGCAGAATGCAACTTCGGGCGAGAGCTTTTCGTTCAGCCAGTCGTTTATCCAGGCGGATGCTGTTCCTAGTTCTGCCCCAGCAGTTGGTGCAGTGGGGAATTTTTCTAACGTAACTTCTACAGCGGCTGGGGTTGCTGGTTCATTGGCTGGGTCGGTCACCAGCGCGTCAGTGAACAGTATTACGGCTGGAGGTGCTGGAACTTCGGCCATATCCAGTCTTGAAAGTGCGATTACTGTCAAGTAATGAAGCGGCTTTTGCCACTGTTATTACTTATAAGTTCCCCTGCTTATAGTGTTCCTGTAGTGCCAAACTTCTCTCAAGGAAGTATGCAAAGTACTACTAGAA